CTATTTACTATAGGCTTTGATTGGGTAATGATCTGAAAAATCATTGTAAACGTAGTAATATGGGAACGCATATACATCCCATGGCTTAGGTTTTTCAGTCACAACTTCATTGACTAATTGTTTTGGTTGTTTATGATCTTTATCTGTAAATATATAGTCTAAATGTTCTGGTTTACCATTAGGATAATTATATTTCGCAATTGAATTTGATTGAGGGTCCCATGTGCTATTATGACCTGCATATAGAACATCATTTACATTCAAGTTTTTAAGCATATCTTTGAACTCTTCAGTTCCTTTATTAACATTCAAATCGCCACCGATATAAACCGTTTCATCTTTAGGTATGTTTTTCTTTTTAACAAAGTCGCTGATTTCTTTCATTTGTTCAGCTCTAATTTTTCGATCATGTCCAGCGCCACATCTTGAATCTTCAGATTGTGTATGTGTACCGATAACGTGAACGTTCTTACCGTTTTTCTCTATCTTTGTATAAACAAAGCCTTTATTACTGTCATTGTCGAATCCACAACCGCTTTTGAAAACATGCTGGATTTTTTCTTTAATAGGATATTTACTTACAATCGCTACGCCGCCATCTTCAGCAACAGTTGATGAGTAGCTACCTTCAGTTTTGTCCCAACCTGATTGAGAACGACCGAGTACAGGTGTTTGGTAAGGATATTCTTTTTTTACATTACTTAATAATTTGTCTGATGCACCATTATCAAATGCTTCATTAAATATGACGACATCATTATTTTTGATGTAAGAAGATTGTCCAATTAAATCAGCACGCTTATATTGACCCCAATTCGGATACATAGAAACCTTGTAACAACAGTATTTATTGGGTTTGGAGTCCCTAATGGGTCCCTAAATTACATACTTTCTAAAATTTTAGTTGTTTTTTTGTCCTCTTCATTAAATTTTTCTTCTAACAAATGAGAATACACGGATGTAGTTATTGCTATATTTTTATGACCTAATCTTTTAGAAATGTAATGTATAGATACACCTTTTGCTAGTAAATAAGAACAATGAGTGTGTCTTAATGCGTGCGATGTAATAATTGGTATATTATTGACTCTACAGGCTGATTTCAAAGCATTATTGATAGCATGAAGGTTAATTATAGATCCGGCTTCTTTGAAAATGTAACCATCATAGCTAATTGCAAATGTACTTATGACGTCCATAATGTGTTTCATATCAGATTTAGCGATACTGATATATCTAGGGGAAGTATCGGTTTTTCGCTCGTCAATAAATATAGTGTTTTTCACTTGGTTGATATGCTCAATCTTTATATTTCTTGCACCACTGACACGACAACCCGTACAAATCATTATGAATAGCGCTAATGATGAACGAGTTCTCTTCTTTCTGACGTGATCTTTTAGTATTTCATATTCAGTTACCGAGATGAATTTTTCTTGTTCTGACTTCGTAGGTTTTCCGGCTTTATAATTAACTTTATAAGCGGGGTTTTTAAAAATAAGTCCATCATATAATGCGTCATCTAAAGCTGACCGAATAGCACCGTTTGTTTTTCTTATAGTTTCTTTTGCGTGTTCTTTTGAATAGTCGTTTATGAATTTCTGATAAACTTGTCTATTTATCTTTGATAACTCCATTTTACCTATTTTATGTTTTTGTATATGTTGTAATGCATTTCTATAATGACGGTAGGTATTTTCTTTAACAACAGGTTGTTTATACGTTTTAATCCAATTTTCGAAGTATTCTTCAAGAGTTATATAGTTATCTATATTAAAACCACTTCTTAACTCATTTAACTTGTCTAGTCCAGCAGAATTAGCTTCACGCTTTGTTCTAAAACCTTTCTTACGGTATCTTTTTCCTTCATGCTTAAACTCATATTGCCATTTTTTACCATCGTAACAACGTGTTTTCATGTGTTCCCTCCTCAAAATTGGCAAAAAAATAATAAGGGTAGGCGGGCTACCCGTGAAAATTGTATAAAAAAGACGTCTGTATTATACAGACGCCACTTATAATTATAAGATTACATGGTTAATTACCAAAAATGGTAACGAATATATACGCGTTTTAAAGGGTAAACCTTTAATATATTAAAATTATATCATCTTATATCAGGAATCTGTAATATTTTATTCATTTTGATGGTTCTTTTTTATATTAAAGCGCCACATAGGCGCTATTAATCAATACGTTTTCACACTAGTAGGCGTTTTTTGTTTAGTAAAATCATAATGAATCTTCTTTGGTTAACTTATCGCCATCTAATTTTTGTGAAATAAATTCCAAGTATTTACGCGCATTATGTGACGATAAATCTTTAGGTAACTCATAAGTGAATGGTTGATTACCACTAGTTAAAACTTCGTATATTACAGTTTCTCTTTTTATTTTGCAATTAGTTATTTTCATTATAAACTTCCTTTCAAACACTGCTGAAATAGACGTCTTTTTCAAATAAGCATAATTAATACTTCAATTCTTTAATCCACATATATTTAAAAGTGAGATGATAGGTAATGAATTCTCCCTATATAACTCTACCAGTAATATAAAACTCATCGTCATTATTTTTTGAAAGTTTTTAGCATTAAACAAATCCGTTCTATATCATTGTTGGATAAATCTTCTATTCTATTTATTTCTTCTTTTAAAAATTCTATTGTGTTATTCGATTGAGGTTTTTTCCGTATAAAATGGCTAGCTAGAGAACTTGTTAAAAGCCCTATAACTCCAATTCCCGATATCATAAGAATAAATCCAATCACTCTGCCTACAATTGTTGAAGGAGATAAATCGCCGTATCCAACAGTTGTCGTTGTTACAACTGCCCACCATAGAGCATCGCCGTAAGTTTTTATGTTTGGTTCAACTAAATATACAGGTACGCTCAAAGATGTTATAGTGACGGTTATAAAAACGAGCGCATTCATTAAGCCGTGTTGATTAAGTATGTTCAAAACAGTGGGTGTATACCTTTTCAGTATAGATAAGCACCTTAACAATTTGAATAATCGTATTAATCTTGCGACTTTAAATATAGAATCGAAGGGAATTATAGCTATAAAATCCCAAATGTTATTTTGAATAAATTTAATTTTGTTTTTACTTAACAACAAGCGTACCGTCACATCAGTAACAAAAATAGCATAAACAATAATGTCTATTGTTTTTAGAAGTGGATCGTTTATAAAAATGGCGGTAATAGCCAAAAGTGTTAGTACAAACAAAATAAATTCATAGTATAAAATTAATTTACTTTTCATAGTAACCACTCTTCGTTAGTGTGTTTGTATAGAAGTTTAAACATTGCTTAATCAAAAAAAGAAATCAATTTGATTAAACTCTATATTCTACATGTATTCGTAATCCATAGTCTGATTCTTTAGTAACAATTTTCTCTTCTAAATAATCTAAAGTTTTATACTTACCACCGTTAATATATGCGTTACAAGAAACGGTGTCTTCTATATAATTGACTAACCTTGAAGCATACTCTCTAGGCACATATCCAACGTGAAATTCAGAGTATTCATTTGAAATCATAACTTTTATCGCGTTTTCATCATAAGGATTATCCGGTTCTTTTTGTAAGAATACACCAGGAATAACCTCGTAATCAGGAATTTCATACACCTTGTCTTCATAAAGCAATTCTTCTTTAAGTTCATTCCCTTTCAAATCACTATACAAGAAAAAGAAAGCGTCGTTAGTTTTCATTTTTTTGATAAGTTTCTTTAATTCTTTTCTACGACCCTCATAATTTAATCCTACGACGTCGAAAATTTCAACTTTAGTTTGTTCATCGTCATCATTAATAAGTAGATTATCATCTGGAATAATTGTTTCCCTATTCCTAGATAATTGCATATAAGTTTTTAAAATTGAGATAAATCCTGTTAAAGGAGAATTTGTTACGAAATAAAACGTTATTTTTCTATTATCGTTTAATGTTAAAGAAGCTTGGTTTTTCCAAATAGTAACAACAGTATTGTAATCTACCACGTCTGATAACGAAATTTTAAATATATAATCTTCTTCTTTCCTTATAAAACAAATTTCCTCATGTGAAATGAATATAGAACCAATTCTCCTCTTGTCTCCGTCGAATTTTATGTCACAACTGTCGCTGATTATTGGTTCAAAGTAACTGTATTGATCTGATAATATTTTTTCATCTTGCTTTCTAGGTTTCATTTTACTATCTCCTATAAAATTACTTTCCCTACTAACCTCACACTTTCATTTCTATAAAAGTGAAGGTCGCGGTATTCTTTGTTCAGTGAGACTAGAGTCAATCTATCATCTTCAACAAAAACTTTCTTAACGTAAGCTTCTTCTTCAATAATGAATATACCAATTTGGCCATTTTTTATATTATGAGTTTTCTCTACGAATATAATTTCACCGTCTTTAAACATAGGTTCCATAGAATCACCGTTTACTTTTAATGCTAAATCATGTGGTGGGATAGGTGCTTTAACCATTTCGGTAAACAATGTTTCACCGTGTAGACGTTCTCCTACACCAGCAGAGACACAACCATTGACGTTAACTGCAATTCTATCCTGTTTATATGAATTAATATCGACAATATTATCGCCTTTAGTATTCTGTTCATCTAATTGCTCGTTTGCATAGTTAAGCACATTTTTTTGTCTTGGAGGCGTGAGTTTACTGTATATGGAAGCGATGTCGTTATTTTCAATTTTTCTATTCTTAGAAATATCAAAACCCATAAGCCACGCTTCGTTAACGTTTAAAGCCTTTGCTAGTTCAAAGACTTTGTCTTGTTTCGCTTCATATTTTCCATTTAAATAATCGCTAATTGAGTTTCTGCCAATACCAGTCCTTCTTGATAGCTCTGATTGAGATATCTTCCGTTCAGACATAATTTGCTTTAATCTATCCTTAAAACTGTTCATATTTCTGAACACCTCCTAAGAATATAATACTACGTACAATGACGATTATCAATAATTTTTAACAAATGTTGTACAGAAAAATGTATTTTATGTGTTGACTTATTTAAACAAAGGTGTTTTAATTGAATTGTACAGAAAACCGAACAAGAAGGGAGGTGAGTTTATGATATACAATTTCGATTATAGTTTGCTGTACGAAAGAATGGCAGAGTATAGATATAGCCAAAGTTCTTTAGCGAACGCAATCCCTATTTCAAGGACATCTATTAATCACAAGTTGCAAGGAAAAAATTTATTCACACAATGGGAAATAAAACGAATCTGTGAATTATTAGAAATCCCACCAACAAAAGTAGGTAGATATTTTTTTGAACAAAATGTACAGAAAACTGTACAAACATCTTAATAGGAGGAATAACAAATGAACATTCAAGAAGCAACGAAGTTAGCGATGGAGAAAGGAATAAGTATAAGGAGAGAGAATCAAGATGTGTATGGGATATTACCAACTAATTTGCAGCGTTATCAATGCCTAGTCGTATCTAGACACTATAAGAAAAAAAGACAAACCGCCGGCGGAAGGTGGCAGCCTAGCGCAGACGATTTAATAGCAGATGATTGGATTTTAGATTATTAATTTTTTCAAATCTCTAATTAAACCCATAAGTGTTTTGTAATCTTTTTTAGATTCTGATTCTGAGTAGGCGATACCTTCTCGAGAAAGAGCCATCTCAAGAAAACCGCCATCTTCAGCAGAAGCAATTACAAAATCTCTATGCTTTAATTCAAGAACTGCATCGATATAGTCTTCAAAATTAAAACCTAAAAAGAAAGCGTTAAATGAGGATTCATCACTACCGAAATAAGATGCAGAACGTTTAGACATACCTTCGTCAATTCTATCAAGGTAAATTGAATAAAGTTGTAAAAGGACAAATTTAGCTTCATCAGTCATAAGTCATTCACCTCCTTAATAGGAGTATAGCAGAAAGGAGCATAAACATTATGCAAGCATTACAAACAAAATCGAACATCGGAGAAATGTTCAACATACAAGAAAAAGAAAATGGAGAAATCGCAATAAGTGCAAGAGAGTTATATAAAGCTTTGGAAGTTAAAAAGCGTTTTAGCGCTTGGGCAGAAATTAACTTGAAGCATTTCAAAGAAAATAGGGATTTTACAAGTGTACTTACAAGTACGGTTGTTAATAACGGAGCTGTAAGACAACTAGAAGACTATGCTTTAACACTTGATGTAGCTAAACATGTTGCGATGATGTCAGGTACAGAAAAAGGTTTTGATTTTAGAGAGTATTTCATCCAAGTAGAGAAAGCATGGAACAGCCCAGAAATGATTATGCAACGTGCTTTAAAAATTGCTAACAACACAATCAATCAATTAGAAACAAAGATTGAACGTGATAAACCAAAAATTGTATTTGCAGATGCAGTAGCTACTACTAAGACATCAATTTTAGTTGGAGAGTTAGCAAAGATTATCAAACAAAACGGTGTAAACATCGGGCAACGCAGATTGTTTGAGTGGTTACGTCAAAACGGATTCCTTATTAAACGCAAGGGTGTGGATTATAACATGCCTACACAGTATTCAATGGAACGTGAGTTATTCGAAATTAAAGAAACATCAATCACACATTCAGACGGTCACACATCAATTAGTAAGACGCCAAAAGTAACAGGCAAAGGACAACAATACTTTGTTAATAAGTTTTTAGGAGAAAAACAAACATCTTAAAAGGAGGAACGAACAATGCAAGCTCAAAACAAAAAAGTCATCTATTACTACTATGACGAAGAAGGTAATAGACGACCCGTTAATATTCAATACAACGATGGCTACGACTTAATGATAGACCAGCGTTTTATTGAAATGACGCTTGAAAGACATCCGCATTTAAAAAATAACTTTTATGGATTAATAGATGGAAAAGAATTTAAGTTAGATTAAATTTTTGTGTTAGATAATTAAAAGCTAATTTGCTTAGCAATGTTACGGACATACTAGTGGTTTTGTTTGCGACTTTTTTAACTTCTTTCCAAGTGTGATTGTCTCGGATATTATCTAAAAATTCATGCCCTGACCAAGTTATATCGTTAATTGTATAACCATAAATATGTCCATCTTCCCAACCGAATTTAACACTAACATACTTTGCTTCTTCCAGTTTTAATAATGCATACATTACAGTTTCAAAATCATATTTTCCAAATACAACATTATCTTTGAAATTGTATTCGGTNAGCGGTTCACCAATCTTTTTATTAGTTTCAATTTCTAACAAAAGATGTCTAACACAATCATGATCTAATTTCATACTTATCACTACCTTAGGTTGATAACAACATTATACACGAAAGGAAAGATAGAAATGCCACATATTTTAAACGTAACAGTTCCAATACCTGAAACACACGTGCTTATCACAAAAGATGAATATGAAGAGTTAATAGCTTACTCATTAGACCCTGTATGGAACATGAGCGACTTAAAGAAGAAATTAAAAATTGCATCTGATGAAACAATCAAAGACAGGTTATTATTTCACCCTAGACTCGAAAAAGAGTTAAGAGCACAAGGTATCGTACATTATCCTGATGAGAATTTTAATCGTTGGAGGTTTAACGCAAGAAGGATGCATAAGTTTGTAGATGAACATTTTAATGAGATTTACAAAGGAGGGCACAACAAATGAGTAAAACTTATAAAAGCTACCTAGTAGCAGTACTATGCTTCACAGTCTTAGCGATTGTACTTATGCCGTTTCTATACTTCACTACAGCATGGTCAATTGCAGGATTCGCAAGTATCGCAACATTCATATTCTATAAGGAATACTTTTATGAAGAATAAAAAAACTGCTACTTGCGCCAACAAGTAACAGTGACAAACGATTAACAAAATTAATTCGTGTTCAATATAAAACGAAAAACGGAGGAAGTCAAGATGTATTACGAAATAGGCGGTATCATACGCAAAAATATTCATGTTAACGGATTCGATTTTAAGCTATTCATTTTAAAAGGTCATATGGGCATATCAATACAAGTTAAAGATATGAACAACGTACCAATTAAACATGCTTATGTCGCAGATGAGAATGACTTAGATATGGCATCAGAATTATTCAACCAAGCGATAGATGAATGGATTGAAGAGAACACAGACGAGCAGGACAAACTAATTAACTTAGTCATGAAATGGTAGGAGGTTGCTATGAAGCAGACTGTAACTTATATCATTCGTCATAGGGATATGCCAATTTATATAACTAACAAACCAACTGATAACAATTCAGATATTAGTTACTCCACAAATAGAAATAGAGCTAGGGAGTTTAACGGTATGGAAGAAGCGAGTATCAATATGGATTATCACAAAGCAATCAAGAAAACAGTGACAGAAACAATTGAGTACGAGGAGGTAGAACATGACTGAACAAACTAATCAAGATGTCGATATCTTAACGCAACTAGATGTAAAAGACATCAGCAAACAAAATGCAAACAAGTTTTATAAATTTGCGATATACGGCAAGTTCGGGACTGGTAAAACTACGTTTTTAACAAAAGATAACAACGCCTTAGTACTAGATATAAATGAGGACGGAACAACGGTAACAGAAGATGGGGCAGTTGTGCAGATTAAGAATTACAAGCATTTTAGTGCAGTGATTAAGATGTTACCTAAAATTATTGAACAACTAAGAGAAAACGGAAAACAAATTGATGTTGTAGTGATTGAAACAATCCAAAAGCTACGTGATATCACTATGGACGACATCATGGACGGAAAATTAAAGAAACCAACATTTAATGATTGGGGCGAGTGTGCTACACGCATTGTAAGTATTTATCGTTATATTTCTAAATTACAAGAACATTATCAATTTCATCTTGCTATAAGCGGACACGAGGGCATTAACAAAGACAAAGATGATGAGGGAAGCACTATCAATCCAACAATCACGATAGAGGCACAAGACCAAATAAAAAAAGACAGTCATCAGTCAATCTGACGTATTAGCAAGAATGACAATAGAAGAACATGAGCAAGACGGCGAAAAAACTTATCAATATGTGCTTAACGCTGAACCATCAAACTTATTTGAAACAAAGATAAGACACTCAAGCAACATTAAAATTAACAACAAACGTTTCATTAATCCAAGTATTAACGACGTAGTACAAGCAATCAGAAATGGAAACTAATAAAAAAACTAAAAAGGACGGTATTTAATTATGAAAATCACAGGACAAGCGCAATTTACTAAAGAAACAAATCAAGAAAAGTTTTATAACGGCTCAGCAGGGTTTCAAGCTGGAGAATTCACAGTGAAAGTTAAAAATATTGAATTCAATGATAGAGAAAATAGATATTTCACAATCGTATTTGAAAATGATGAAGGCAAACAATATAAACATAATCAATTTGTACCGCCGTATAAATATGATTTCCAAGAAAAACAATTGATTGAATTAGTTACTCGATTAGGTATTAAGTTAAATCTTCCTAGCTTAGATTTTGATACCAATGATCTTATTGGTAAGTTTTGTCACTTGGTATTGAAATGGAAATTCAATGAAGATGAAGGTAAGTATTTTACGGATTTTTCATTTATTAAACCTTACAAAAAGGGCGATGATGTTGTTAACAAACCTATTCCGAAGACAGATAAGCAAAAAGCTGAAGAAAATAACGGGGCACAACAACAAACATCAATGTCTCAACAAAGCAATCCATTTGAAAGCAGTGGCTCATTTGGATATGACGACCAAGATTTAGCATTTTAAGGTGTGGTTTAAATGCAATACATTACAAGATACCAGAAAGACAATGACGGCACTTATTCCGTCGTTGCTACTGGTGTTGAACTTGAACAAAGTCACATTGACTTACTAGAAAACGGATATCCACTAAAAGCAGAAGTAGAGGTTCCGGATAATAAAAAACTATCTATAGAACAACGCAAAAAAATATTCGCAATGTGTAGAGATATAGAACTTCACTGGGGCGAACCAGTAGAATCAACTAGAAAATTATTACAAATAGAATTGGAAATTATGAAAGGTTATGAAGAAATCAGTCTGCGCGACTGTTCTATGAAAGTTGCAAGGGAGTTAATAGAACTGATTATAGCGTTTATGTTTCATCATCAAATACCTATGAGCATAGAAACAAGCAAGTTGTTAAGCGAAGATAAAGCACTATTATATTGGGCTACAATCAACCGCAACTGTGTAATATGCGGAAAGCCTCACGCAGACTTAGCGCATTATGAAGCAGTTGGTAGAGGCATGAACAGAAACAAAATTAATCACTACGACAAACATGTATTAGCGTTATGTCGCGAACATCATAACCAGCAACATGCGATTGGCGTCAAGTCGTTTGATGATAAATACCACTTGCATGACTCGTGGATAAAAGTTGATGAGAGGCTCAATAAAATGCTGAAAGGAGAGAAAGAGAAATGAACAAAATATTAATACGCTTTGCTATTAACTATATAAAATATCAACAAAAACAATTGCGTGAAAAAGAAGCCCGAATTAAATATCTAGAGGGCTTCTTAAAAGGGAAGGGTTATTGACTGTTTTTGTTTTGCAATTCCATCAATCTTTCAAATTGATCCGGATACTGAACGGCAAGTTCCATCATTCTTACCATAGAATCAGCGGGAATATCAGGGTCTTGTTTGGTCACTGAAGGTAGAAACTCTTTTAATTCGGATAAATCGCTTTTTATATCTAACAAATGTCTATTTAAAACACCGTATTCATTATCGATATTATTATACTTATTGACTGGATTTTCAAAATTGAAATCATTATCTGTAAATGTTTTGATAGTTTCTTTAAGTTGGTCTTTGGCATTTACTACATCCGCGTATAATTCGCTGTAGTAAATTGTACGGTAAGCGCTAACATCAAAAGGGATATTCTCATCTTTGTTAATCATAGTAATTGTTGGTCTCTCTAGAGCGTGTCTGTAACCTAATTCATAAAATACGTTCGGGTTATGCGTACTCAAATCTACAATAACTAATTCAGAATTCGTTAATCCACCAATTATTTCATCAGTGATTTTATTGGTCGATGATATAAGGTCAGATCGTTGGATTTCAAAATCTGATTCTAAAGCAGGTTTTATGATGGATTGTAAAAGAAAATCAGAGTTTCTTCTTACTTTAGAATCATCAGTACCTATAGGGCAAGCAATGAAACATTTTTTCAAGTTATTCACTCCTAATCATATTTTTATTAATTATAACAGAAAGGAGATAAAAAAAATGGCAACATTTAGAACGATAAAAGAAAGTGGCGATTTTGTAACTGTGCATAAATCTTTTGTGTTCGATAGTAATTTAAGTGCTAAAGCTAAAGGGATATTATTGTATTTCCTGAGTCGTCCTGACAATTGGCAAATATACACGTCAGAAGTAGTTAAACATATGAATGATGGACAAAAATCAATCAATAGTGGCGTTCAAGAACTTATGGATAATAAATATGTTCACAGAATACAAAAAAGAGCTGAAAACGGTGTGTTTAAAGGTTTTGAATACTTAGTTTACGAAAAACCAACCGAAATGCCATTTTCGGAAAACGGATTATCGGCAAACGGGTTTTCGGCAAACGGAAAAACGGAAAACCGAAAAGGGCGTACTACTAATAATAATAGTACTAATAATGATTTAACTAATAATAACAATACTAATAATGAAGGAAGTATATTGTCGGGCAACCCGACGGTGTCTTCCATTCCCTATAAAGAAATTATCGAATACTTAAATAAAAAAGCAGGAAAGCATTTTAAACATAATACAGCTAAAACAAAAGATTTTATTAAAGCAAGATGGAATCAAGATTTTAGGTTGGAGGATTTTAAAAAAGTGATTGATATCAAAACAGCTGAATGGTTAAACACGGATAGCGATAAATACCTTAGACCAGAAACACTTTTTGGCAATAAATTTGAGGGGTACCTCAATCAAAAAATACAACCAACTGGCACGGATCAATTAGAACGTATGAAGTACGACGAAAGTTATTGGGACTAGGAGGAAGTTATGAAACCATTATTTGACGAAAAAATAAACAAAAGTTTAAAAAAATATCAACCAATCGAAGTAATACTAAGACAGAATTGCGATAAATGCGGGCATCAATATGACTTATATAAGTTTGAAAATGGATATGAATACAAAGACGGTTGCGAATGTGAAATTCAAAGATTGGCTTATGAAGAATACAAAAGGAATAAACAAAAGAAACTTGATTATATTTTCAATCAATCAAATGTTAATCCGTCTCTAAGAGATGCAACAGTTAACAACTATAAGCCACAAAATGAAAAACAAGTACAAGCTAAACAAACAGCAATAGAGTACGTTCAAGGCTTCTCTACAAAAGAGCCAAAATCATTAATATTGCAAGGTTCATACGGAACTGGTAAAAGCCACCTAGCATACGCTATCGCAAAAGCAGTTAAAGCTAAAGGGCATACGGTTGCTTTTATGCACATACCAATGTTGATGGATCGTATCAAAGCGACATACAACAAAAATGCAGTAGAGACTACAGACGAGCTAGTCAGATTGCTAAGTGATATTGATTTACTTGTACTAGATGATATGGGTGTAGAAAACACAGAGCACACTTTAAATAAACTTTTCAGCATTGTTGATAACAGAGTAGGTAAAAACAACATCTTTACAACTAACTTTAGTGATAAAGAACTAAATCAAAATATGAACTGGCAACGTATCAATTCAAGAATGAAACACAATGCGAGAAAAGTAAGAGTAATCGGAGACGATTTCAGGGAGCGAGATGCATGGTAACCAAAGAATTTTTAAAAACTAAACTTGAGTGTTCAGATATGTACGCTCAGAAACTCATAGATGAGGCACAGGGCGATGAAAATAGGTTGTACGACCTATTTATCCAAAAACTTGCAGAACGTCATACACGCCCCGCTATCGTCGAATATTAAGGAGTGTTAAAAATTCCGAAAGAAAAATATTACTTATACCGAGAAGATGGCACAGAAGATATTAAGGTCATCAAGTATAAAGAGAATGAGAATGAAGTTTATTCGCTCACAGGAGCCCATTTCAGCGACGAAAAGAAAATTATGACTGATAGTGACCTAAAACGATTTAAAGGTGCTCACGGGCTTCTATATGAGCATCAGTTAGGTTTACAGGCAACGATATTTGATATTTAGAGGTGGCACAATGAGTAAATACAACGCTAAGAAAGTTGAGTATAAAGGGATTGTATTTGATAGCAAAGTAGAGTGTGAATATTACCAATATTTAGAAAGTAATATGAATGGCACTAATTATGATCATATCGAAATACAACCGAAATTTGAATTATTACCAAAATTAGATAAACAACGAAAGATTGAATATATTGCAGACTTCGCGTTATATCTCAATGGCAAACTGATTGAAGTTATCGACATTAAAGGTATGCCAACCGAAGTAGCAAAACTTAAAGCTAAGATTTTCAGACATAAATACAGAACCATAAAACTCAATTGGATATGTAAAGCACCTAAGTATACAGGTAAAACATGGATTACGTACGAGGAATTAATTAAAGCAAGACGAGAACGCAAAAGAGAAATGAAGTGATCTAATGCAACAACAAGCATATATAAATGCAACGATTGATATAAGGGTACTTACGGAAGTTGAATATCAGCATTTTGATGATGTGGATAAAGAAAAAGAAACGCTGGCAGATTACTTATATAACAATCCTGACGAAATACTAGAGTATGACAATTTAAAAATTAGAAATGTAAATGTAGAGGTGGAATAAATGAAGTTGAACGAAGTATTCGCAACTAATTTAAGAGTAATCATGGCTAGAGATAACGTAAGTGTTCAAGATTTGCATGAAGAAACCGGTATTTCTAAGACTACGATTATAACTTATAGAAAAGGCAGGAATAAGGCAGTCAACTTGATTGTAGTAGATAAATTAGCAGATGCTTTAGGCGTTAATGCAAGTGAACTATTTACTAGAAACCATAACACGCACAAATTAGAGGATTGGATTAAAACAGTAAATGTATAGAGGTGGAATAAATGAGTATCGTAAAGATTAACGGTAAACCATATAAATTTACCGAACATGAAAATGAATTGATAAAAAAAGAATGGTTTAACTCCAGGAATGGTTGCAAAAAGAGTAAAAGACGGTTGGGAATTACATGAAGCAATGGACGCACCAGAAGGTACGCGTTTAAGCGAGTACAGAGAAAAGAAAACGATAGAAAGACTGGAACAAGCTAGACTCGAACGCAAATTGGAAAGAGAGCGAAAGAAAGAGGCTGAGCTAAGAAGAAAGAAGCCACACTTGTTTAATGTACCTCAGAAACATCCAAGAGGACGTTATGCGTGCTACCTGATGGAAAACGACATATTCGTGAAAGTTAAGAAGTAGATCATGACAGATAACGCACGCAAAGAATACCTAAATCAATTCTTTTTATCTAAGAGATATCTGTATCAGGATAACGAACGAGTGGCACATATTCATGTAGTAAACGGCACTTATTACTTTCATGGGCATATCGTACCAGGTTGGCAAGGCGTGAAAAAGACATTTGATACAGCCGGAGAGCTTGAAATATATATAAAGCAACATGATTTGGAATATGAGGAGCAGAAGCAACTAACTTTATTTTAGAGGAGATGGAAATAATGAAAATCAAAACTGCAAGCATAGAGGTCGAAAAAGTGGAGGTAGTAGTATGATGCCGAAATTTAGAGCGTGGGATAAAGATAAAAAGTTATGAGTTTTATTGACGAAATCGATTTTAATAGTGGGTACATTTTGATTTCAACAGGTTATAAAAAGTTTCAATGAAGTAAAACTATTACAATACACAGGATTTAAAGATGTGCACGGTGTGGAGATTTATGAGGGGGATATTGTTCAAGATTCTTATTCCGGAGAAGTAAGTTTTATCGAGTTTAAAGAAGGAGCCTTTTATATAACTTTTAGCAATGTAACTGAATTAATAAGTGAAAATGACGATATTATTGAAATTATTGGTAATAAGTTTGAAAATCCGGAGTTACTGGAGGAATCGGAATGACACAACCAACAAGAGAAGAATTAATTAATTTCATGAAAAAACATGGAGCTGAAAATGTTGACTCTATCACTGATGAGCAAAGTGCAATAAGACACTTTAGAGCTCAATCAAAAATTTTTAAAGACGAACGTGATGAGTACAAGAAGCAACGAGATGAGCTTATTGGAGATATAGCTAAGTTAAGAGAGCGCAACAAAGATCTGGAGAAGAAAGCGAGCGCATGGGATAGGCATTGCGAGAGCGTTGAAACAGATTTAATAAACGAATTCGGCAAAGATGATGAAAAAGTTAAATTTGGAATGGAATTAAACAATAAAATTTTTATGGAGGAAGATACTAATGAATAATCGCGAACAAATTGAACAGTCCGTTATAAGTGCTAGTGCGTATAACGGCAATGACACAGAGGGATTACTAAAAGAGATTGAGGACGTGTATAAGAAAGCGCAAGCGTTTGATGAAATACTTAAGGGTTTACCTAATGCTATGCAAGATGCACTCAAAGAAGATATTGATCTTGATGAAGCAATAGGAATTATGACGAGTCAAGTTGTCTATAAATATGAGGAGGAACAGGAAAATGACTAATACCCTACAAGTAAAACTATTATCAGAAAATGCTAGAATGCCCGAACGGAATCATAAGACTGATGCAGGTTATGACATATTCTCAGCTGAAACTGTCGTACTTGAGCCACAAGAAAAAGCAGTGATTAAAACAGATGTAGCTGTAAGCATATCAGAGGGCTATGTCGGGTTATTAACTAGCCGTAGTGGTGTAAGTAGTAAAACACATTTAGTGATTGAAACAGGCAAAATTGACGCCGGCTATCAAGGTAATCTAGGTATTAATATTAAGAATGAAAATGAAACCTTAGAAAACTGGGTTACTTATAATTTTAGTCGAAACGTTGCTGGGATAGACGGAAAATATGCCCCACCACCTGTAACAGATAAAATTTTATTTATGAATGGTAGTTATGTCATAAACAAAGGCGACAAACTAGCTCAATTGGTTATCGTGCCTATATGGACACCGGAACTAAAGCAAGTGGAGGAATTCGAGAGTGTTTCAGAACGTGGAGCAAAAGGCTTCGGAAGTAGCGGAGTGTAAAGACATCTTAGATCGAGTCAAGGAGGTTTTGGGGAAGTGACACAATACTTAGTCACAACATTCAAAGATTCAACAGGACGTAAGCATACACACATAACTAAAGCTAAGAGTAATCAAAGGTTTACAGTTGTTGAGGCAGAGAGTAAAGAAGAAGCGAAAGAGAAGTACGAGGCACGAGTTAAAAGAGGTGCAGTTATTAAATTAGGTCAGTTGTTTGAAAATATAAGGGAGTGTGGGAAATGATTAAGCAAATACTAAGATTATTATTCTTACTAGCGATGTATGAACTAGGTAAGTATGTAACTGAGCAAGTATATATTATGATGACGGCTAATGATGATGTAGAGGCGCCAAGTGACTTTGCAAAGTTTAGCGATCAGTGTGATTTGATGAGGGCGGAGGTGTCAGAGTAGATGGACTGGATATTTTTTTATACTAACGTTGTTATATTCATTGCATGTGTATATACAATGTATAGACGAATTGAAGTGATTAAGAAAATTGGTGAATTAAGACGTGATATAAAAGAGAACGAAAAAGCATTGGATAATTATAAAAAAGAAAACAGACCAATCGAATATATCGTCGAGTTAAATGACGGTGTGTACTTTCGAAAAAAACATACAGATGCGTTTGCGCAAAGGACCACATATATTGTAACTAATAATATTTTCGAAGCTAAATCATATGACAATTTATTATCAGCTAAAATAGATGCTGAATTTATGCGTGGTCGTGTATTAAAATATAAACCGAATTTAGAGGTGGTTGAATAGATGATGTGGTTGATCATAGCAATTATATTACTAGTCATCCTATTGTTTGGCGTGATGTTGCAAGCTGAACAGTTAAAAGGCGATGTGAAAGTTAAAGAGCGAGAGATAGAGATATTAAGAAGTAGATTGAGACACTTTGAAGATTAAACATATTTGTATGGAGGGTATTCATGACTAAAAAGAAATATGGATTAAAATTATCAACAGTTCGAAAGTTAGAAGATGAGTTGTGTGATTATCCTAATTATCATAAACAACTTGAAGATTTAAGAAGTGAAATAATGACACCGTGGATTCCAACAGATACAAATATAGGCGGGGAGTTTGTACCGTCTAATACATCGAAAACAGAAATGGCAGTAACTAATTATCTTTGTAGTATACGAAGAGGTAAAATCCTTGAGTTTAAGAGTGCGATCGAACGTATAATTAACACATCAAGTAGGAAAGAACGAGAATTCATTCAAGAGTATTATTTTAATAAAAAGGAATTAGTGAAAGTTTGTGATGACATACACATTTCTGATAGAACTGCTCATAGAATCAAAAGGAAAATCATATCTAGATTGGCGGAAGAGTTAGGGGAAGAGTGAAATTGGCAGTAAAGTGGCAGTTTTTGATACCTAAAATGAGATATTATGATAGTGTAGGATATTGATTATCTTACTGCGTTTCCCTTATCGCAATTAGGAATAAAGGATCTATGTGGGTTGGCTGATTATAGCCAATCCCTTTTTTAATTTTAAAAAAGCGTATAGCGCGAGAGTTGGTGGTAAATGAAATGAACGAAAAACAAAAGAGATTCGCAGATGAATATATAATGAATGGATGTAATGGTAAAAAGGCAGCAATTACAGCAGGTTATAGTAAGAAAACAGCTGAGTCTTTAGCAAGTAGATTGTTAAGAAATGTTAATGTTTCGGAATATATTAAAGAACGATTAGAACAGATACAAGAAGAGCGTTTAATGAGTATTACAGAAGCTTTAGCCTTATCTGCTTCTATTGCTAGAGGAGAACCTCAAGAGGCTTACAGTAAGAAATATGACCATTTAAACGATGAAGTGGAAAAAGAGGTTACTTACACAATCACACCAACATTTGAAGAGCGTCAGAGATCTATTGACCATATACTAAAAGTTCATGGTGCGTATATCGACAAAAAAGAAATTACTCAGAAGAATATTGAGATTAATATTGGTGAGTACGATGACGAAAGTTAAATTAAACTTTAACAAACCGTCTAATGTTTTCAATAGAAACATATTCGAAATACTAACCAATTACGATAACTTCACTGAAGTACATTATGGTGGAGGTTCGAGCGGTAAGTCTCACGGCGTTATACAAAAAGTTGTACTCAAAGCATTGCAAGACTGGAAATATCCTAGACGTATACTATGGCTTAGAAAAGTCCAATCAACAATTAAAGATAGTTTATTCGAAGATGTCAAAGGTTGTTTGATAAACTTCGGTATTTGGGATATGTGCCTTTGGAATAAGACTGATAACAAAGTTGAATTGCCAAATGGCGCAGTTTTTTTGTTTAAAGGATTAGATAACCCAGAGAAAATAAAGTCGATAAAAGGTATATCAGACATAGTCATGGAAGAAGCGTCTGAATTCACACTAAATGATTACACGCAATTAACGTTGCGTTTGAGGGAGCGAAAACACATGAATAAACAAATTTTTCTAATGTTTAACCCAGTATCTAAACTTAATTGGGTTTATAAGTATTTCTTTGAACATGGTGAACCAATGGAAAATGTCATGATTAGACAATCTAGTTATCGAGATAATAAGTTTCTTGATGAAATGACGCGTCAAAACTTAGAGTTGTTAGCAAATCGTAATCCAGCATATTACAAAATTTATGCGTTAGGTGAATTTGCTACGCTTGATAAGTTGGTGTTCCCTAAATATGAAAAGCGAATAATTAGCGATAAGGAAGTAGGTCATTTACCTTCATATTTCGGTTTAGACTTTGGATATGTCAATGATCCTAGCGCTTTTATTCATGTGAAAATAGACAACGATAACAAAAAACTGTATGTTATCTCGGAATACGTTAAAAAAGGGATGCTAAACAACGAGATTGCACAAGTTATCAATGACTTAGGTTATTCGAAAGAAAAGATAACAGCTGATTCGGCTGAACAAAAAAGTATTATGGAAATTAAAACAAACGGTATAGATAGAATTGTGCCAGCGATGAAAGGCAAAGACAGCGTCATGGCAGGTATTCAATTTGTTAGTCAATTTGACATCGTTATCGACGAACGTTGTTATAAGACGATTGAGGAATTTGATAATTATACTTGGAAAAAAGACAAAAATACCGGCGAATACTATAACGAACCTGTTGACACATATAACCATTGTATTGATGCATTAAGATACGCAGTTGAAGTATTAACCATACAGAAAAAACATCAGAAAAAAGACAAAAATGCATTACGTAAGATTAAAAGTTTGTTTTAAGGAGGCTATCAATGACTGTATATACAATCAATAACATTAATACAAAGTTTTCACCTCTTGCAAACGATGATTTCGTTGTAAGTGACTTAGCGGAACTATTGAAAGAGGAAAACCTCAGAAACTTCATAAGCAGACATCAAACTGAACAAGTGCCACGTTTGGAGATGTTAGAATCTTATTACTTGAATAGAAACACAGACATTCTAGCTGGTGAACGTCGATTACAGAAATACGGCGATAAGGCTGACCATCGAGCAGTACACAATTACGCGAAGTATGTGTCGCGTTTTATTGTTGGTTATCTTACGGGTAACCCTATTACGATTACACATCAGGACAATCAAACGAACGACAAAATCATTGAGTTGAACGATTTGAATGACGCTGATGAGGTTAACAGTGATTTAGCGTTGAATTTGTCTATTTATGGACGCGCTTATGAGATTGTATATCGTGATTTTGAAGATAGAGACACATTCAAAGTGTTAGATCCTAAAAGCACGTTTGTTGTATATGACCAAACGCTAGATAAAAAAGTTGTTGCAGGTGTGAGATACTTTGAAAAGCAAGATAAAGACAAAGTCCCAGTTCAACATGTCGAAGTATATACGACAGATAAGATTTACTATATCGAAATTAAAGGCGGTACATATCACCGTGTCGAAGAAGTAGAACATTACTACAACGACGTACCTATCATCGAATACCTCAACGACCAATTCAAACAAGGTGACTTTGAGAATGTTATTGCTTTGATAGATTTATACGATAGTGCGCAGTCTGATACAGCTAACTACATGACTGATTTAAACGATGCTATGCTTGCGATAATTGGCAATGTAGATTTAGACAGTGAAGATGCTAAAGCGTTTAGAGATGCAAATATGATTCATCTAGAGCCTGGTACAAATGCGAATGGTTCAGAAGGTAAGGCAGAAGTTAAATATGTTTATAAACAGTACGATGTTGCAGGAGTTGAAGCGTATAAGAAACGATTGCAAAACGACATTCACAAGTATACAAACACACCCGATTTAAACGATGAACAATTTAGCGGTGTGCAGTCCGGAGAATCGATGAAATATAAGCTATTCGGTCTTGAGCAAGTCAGAGCGATTAAAGAGCGATTGTTTAAAAAGGGATTGATGAAGCGATATAAGTTGTTGTTGAATAACGTTAATTTAACTGGATTAAAGCAACATAATTACGCAGAACTAACGATTACCTTTACTCCTAACCTACCTAAGTCGATGATGGAATCCATTAATGCGTTTAATGCGTTAAGTGGTGGCGTATCCGAAAGCACTCGTTTAAGCTTGTTAGACTTTATCGACAATCCGAAAGAAGAACTCGAGAAGATGCAAGAAGAAGAAGCGCAACGAGAGAAGCAAGCAGATAAGCGTGGGTATGGGGAAGCTTTTGAAAATCATTTGAATGTAGATGATTCTAATGGCTGATTCACTCGATTACTGGTTAGAGCGTGCGCAAAATACGATTAACAGTGAATTGATAGAAGATGCAAAGGCAGCGGCTGAATTACAACGTATAGTCACATTGATGTATGCTGATATTGCAAAGGAACTACTTGCATTTTACGCTAAATATGCGACTGCTGAAGGTCTTACGATTGCCGAAGCTAAGAAGATAGTTGATGAATTTGATGTCGTCGCTTTCCAAAATAAAGCCAGAGCATTAGTTAAAAACAAGGACTTTAGCGAAGAAGCAAATAAACAACTTAAAAAGTACAATACTAAGATGTATGTATCGCGCGAAAAGTTGTTAAAGCAGAACCTCGATTTATTAGTAACCGAAGCAAGTATCAAAGTAGAAAACCACATAGAAAAATCGTTAGTTAAAGCTATTGATAGAGAAGTAAAGCGACAATCAGGCATTTTAGGTACTGACATCAATGTTACTGACAAGAAGATTAAGGCAGTTGTTAATAGTAACTTCAAAGGTGTTACATGGTCAGAACGCTTGTGGGACGATATGGATCTAGTGCGTAAAGAAGTCGAAAGAATTACAACTAACGTTGTTAACAGAGGACGCCATCCAAACGAATACGTTGCTGACTTCAAAAAGAAAACGGGTGCTACCACACATGATGCTAAACGTTTGCTAGTGACTGAATCGGCACGTGTGCAAACAGAAGCTCAAAAGCTATCATATCTTGAAACACTCGGCGAAGATGGTGAATATGAATTTGTTGCTAAACGTGATGAAAAGACATCTAAAGTGTGTCGTCATCATGATAAAAAAGTGTACAAAGTTAAGGATATGACGCCAGGTGTTAATGCACCACCTATGCATCCGCATTGTAGGAGTACGACAGTACCACATGTAGGTAACTGGCGAGATGAATTCTTTAAAAAGCGTAAAGGTAAATATAAATTGAATATCGAGTTATAAGCTATCGCTGTTGTGATAGCTTTTTTATTGCCCAAAACGTGCTTATGGCTTTAAAAGGTGCATGGATAGCAGTCGACAGACTTAAAATGGAGGTATATCTCATGGAAGAAAATAAACTTAAGTTTAATTTGCAATTTTTTGCAGACCAACCAGATGATCCAGAAGAACCAGGTGAAGATGGTAAAAAAGGGAATCTTGATAAGAAAGAAAATGGCGAAGGTACTGAAATAACTTTCACGCCAGAGCAACAAAAGAAAGTTGATGAAATACTTGAACGTCGTGTAGCCCACGAAAAGAAAAAAGCTGATGAATATGCAAAAGAAAAAGCAGAAGAAGCTGCTAAATTAGCGAAAATGAACAAAGACCAAAAAGCTGAATATGAACGCGAAAAGCTAGAAGCAGAATTGAAGCAATTGCGTGCTGAAAAGGCTTTGAATGAGATGCGTTCAGAAGCTCGAGTGATGTTCAAAGACAAGGATATTGACGTAAGCGATGAGTTACTAGACATTGTTGTGTCTGATAGCGCTGAAACGACAAAAAATAACGTTGACAACCTTACAAAGATTCTTGACGAAATGGTTCAAAAGAAAGTGCAAGAAACATTACGACAAAATTCGCCTAAATCTTTCAGTAAGTCTGGATTAAGTCGAGATGAAATTCTTGCGATTAAAGATGATAGCGAACGACAAAATGCTATCGCGCAAAACATGCATTTATTCAACTAAAAAATGGAGGTAAATTTTATGTCAGCAGAAAACAATTTAATCAATGTGGAAGCATTAGGAAAGGCAAAGTCTATTGATTTTGCTAACAAATTAGGTGTGGGATTAAACAAGTTATTTGAAGCATTAGCGATTCAAAACAAAATTCCAATGAACGTCGGTTCAGCACTTAAACAATATCGATTCAAAGTAGAAGATTCTGAAAAACCAAACGGAGATGTAGCAGAAGGTGACGTAATTCCTTTAACAAAAGTAACTCGTGAACAAGTTGATATCACTGAATTACAGTTTGCTAAATATCGTAAATCAACATCAGCTGAAGCGATTCAAGCGCATGGTTATGATTTAGCTATTAACCAAACTGACAATGAGATGATTAAGTATGTTCAGAAAAAGTTCCGAGCTAAATTCTTTGAGACGCTAAAATCAGCAATTGAAAATGGAAAGCGTACTAACAAAACAGAATTAAGCGCTAAAAACTTACAAGGTGCTTTGTCTAAGGGACGTGCAAACTTATCGGTGTTATTAGACGACGAGATTACACCTATCGCATTTGTAAATCCAAACGACACAGCTGAGTATTTAGCGAACGGTTTTATTAACTCAACAGGTGCGCAATTCGGTGTAAACCTCTTAACTCCGTATGTAGGAGTTAAAATTGTAGAGTTTGCAGACGTGCCACAAGGTGAAGTTTGGATGACGGTGGCCGAAAATTTAAACGTAGCATATGCGAACCCACGCGGTGAGTTATCACGTGCATTTGCATTTGCAACTGATGCGACTGGTTTTGTTGGTGTTTTACACGATATCCAACCACAACGTTTAACATCAGATACTATTTATGCGTCTGCTATCTCAATGTTCCCAGAGAATATTGACGCGGTTATCAAAGTGACTATCAAAAAAGATGAAGCGGGCGAATTACCCTCGTAAGCCCCAAAAAATTGAAATCACACCGAACGCAAAATCGGTTAACATTTCGGTTGAGTAGGGGATTTCAAAATTAAGTAGGAGGTATTTAAATGAGTAGAAAACTTAAAGTGTATAGAAATGATCAAGTTGTTGCATCTTCAGAAGGAGAAGGGCGTATTAATGTGAGTCTTTCTGGCTTAGAGCCTGCAACAACTTATCCTAAAGGTAAATACAAAGTTGCTTTTGAAGAAAACGGTAAGGAATCAGAAAAAGTTGATGTGCCAGAATTTACTACAAATTCAATTCTAATCACAAGCATTAGCTTTGTGCCTGAAACTAAAACGGTTCAATCAGGTTCGCATGAACAACTAGAACCCAATATCGCACCTTCAACGGCAACTAACAAAGCATTAAGCTATGTGTCTAATAAGCCTGAAACTGTAAAGGTTGATGAAAATACAGGCATGATTAGCGCGTTGGAAACTGGTGAAGCGGTAATTACAGCAACGACAAAAGATGGTAGTAACAAAACTGCACAAATCACTATTACAGTTGAATAGTGGTGATTAAGATGAGTTACTTAGACGACGTTAAAAGTCGTATAGGATTAAATGATAAAGAACAAGACAAACAGCTAAACTCTATCATTAACAATGTTGCTGCTGAATTATTATCGAGATTGCCAGTAGACACAATTAGCATTCCTGATAAGTTACAATTCATAGTCGTTGAAGTTTCGACAAAAAGGTACAACCGTATCGGTGCAGAAGGTATGTCTACAGATTCACAAGACGGACGTAGTAACACGTTTGAACGTAACGACTTTGAAGAGTATCAAAGTATTATAGATGCTTTGTATCCTAAGCTTGATTCAAGTGAGCGGGGGAGCGTGAATTTCTATTGAGGTATTCGGAACGAGTCGACCTTGTTGTTGAAGAGGTAAGTAAATATAATCCTTTGACCAAAAAGAAAGAAGTTACGCAAAAAAATTATTCAAACCTACCGTGCAATGTCAATAGATTATCTAGAGAGCGAACACAACTCGATTTTGGAGAAATGGCTAAAGATGTATCGGTAGTACGATTGCCTAAACAATTAAAATTCGAACCAACGTATGTCTTGTTAAAAGGTAGAAAATACAAAGTCATGGATATTCGTGTGTACGATCATAGCACTTCACTTTTTATAAGCGAGGTGCTTTTCAATGCAATCTAAAGGATTGAAAAAACTTATGAATCATCTTAAAGTTATGCATGATGATATAGAAGATGATGTTGATGATATTCTTAAAAACAATGCTAAAGAGGGTGTTGGTATTGCAGTATCTAATGCTAAAGAAGTCATGAACAAGGGTTATTGGACTGGTAATCTAGCTAGTTTGATAGAAGTTAAAAAGATAGGGGACTTGCATTATCGCGTAATATCAACTGCGCATTATAGCGGGTTCCTCGAATTTGGAACTCGATATATGGAACCGGCACCTTTTATGTTTCCGACGTATCAAACTTTAAAAAAATCAACAATCAATGATTTAAAAAGATTGTTGAGTTGATAGAGGTGTTACATGTTAAAAACTACACCACAACAAGCGTTATTTGATTCGATTTATACGCAATTATTAGGATATGGAATTGATGTTGTCGATTTTAAAGAATTGAACAGTCAATTGACCTATCCTTTTTTTGTGTTGCGAGATGTAGAAGCAAATAAAAGTAAATACACGATGGAAAGTGTGGGCGGTGAATTAACCGTAATAATTGATTTGTGGAACTATGCTGAAGATAGAGGACAACATGACAGCATAGTTGGTGCAACAGAATGGATGTTGACTGGTATCGAGAGCGTAGAAGGTTATCAACTAATGATTGATGACATAAATATTAAGACATTAAATGATGTAGAAAATAGCGATAGACAATTACTACATACAGTGATTATCGCTATCTACAAGTTATTTTAACGAGGAGGTCATAATGTATGGCTAAAAAAGACAGTAAAGACAGATTGTTTTTGTTTAGAATCGCCGGCCAAAAAGTGGACGCTAAAAAGATGATGTTTTTAACTGAGTATAGCGTGTCGCTTGAAGCGGATTCTGAAAATGAAGATACGATGGATGATTCATACTCAACAGGTGGATCACTTGAAAATACAATTTCAGCTACAGCTAAAATGGACTATCGTGACAGTTTTGCTGATGAAGTTGAGGACGCTGTACGCGACGGTATTATTTACGAAGCTTGGGAAATTGAAAGCAAAGTACAAGGCAAAGGCAAAAACGAAGGTAAATTTAAAGCGAAATATTATCAAGGTAAATTCAAGAAGTTTGAGTCTAAAGGCGAAGTCAAAGGCGTGGACGAATACGAAACAGAGTTTAATGTTTTCGGTAAATATCAACGTGGGTTTGCGACAATCCCTGAAACGATTAAAACAAAACTTGAACTTGCGGGATATCGATTCCACAACACAACAAAAGACGACCCAGCAACAGAAGTTACACAAAACATTCCACAACCTACAGTTGATACTGAGGACATGGAAGATTCAAGTGACGGCATGATGTTGGGCGTCGCTAAACCATCGAATGTGCAAGCAGTACCGAACGCAAAATCAGTTAGTATTTCAGCAGAATAACCGACGGGCTTAATTGCCCGTTTTTTATACTTAAATTTAAATTATGGAGGTTTTTTAAATGGTTACAGTAAAAAATGGAAAACACGAATTAGAATTGAAGTTCGGATTAGGTCAATTAACATCCATCGATAAAGCATTAGGATTAAATGTTGAGAAAGTTAATCTAGGTGAGGGATTATCAATGTTAATCCCTAAATTAGAAAGTGGAAACATTATTGGCTTAGCTAAAATCGTTAATGCTGCAACTTTAGGACAAAAAGGGCGCCCGAAAACGGACGAAGAGCTCGAAGAAGTATTAATCAATGCGCGTGATGAATATGGTTCATTCAAGAAGTTTGGTCAAGCTATCATTGATGTTTTGGGGGAGCAATCATTGACCCTCGACCTAGTACAGGATCATCTGAAAGACGACGAAGCGGAGACAGTGACGGAAGAATAATAACATACAGTAGAATTGTAATTGCGTGCATGTCAGATTTGAAAATTACCAGTTTAAAACAAATTAATGAAATGACTTTGACTGAGTTTAACTATCGCATGTATGCATTACGATTTGATGTTTTGAAAGAAGAATATGAACGATACAAGCTAGCATTTGCAATACGTGATGCAGCTGCAACAAAGAATGAAGGTACCGAGAAGGAACCTAAAGAAGTATATAGATTTAAAAGTCCAAACGACATATTGGATTATGAGGTTAATTACAATCGATTGCTTGATGGTAAAGAGATTGTGTTTACTGATGAACTTGAAGAAGTGGAACCTGAAAACAATAATTTCTTCAAAGCGATAGCAGAAATAAACAACAACATTAAATAATAGGAGGTGAGATGATTGTCTAATGAAGATTTTACGGTCTCCGCTGATCTAAAAGCTGATGCTTCCAGATTTAAAAAAGCTATTAATGGTGCTATCAGAACACTTAGAGAATATGAAAAAACAATAGCTAGGATTAAAGATGTTGAATTGAAAGCTGATGACAAGCTAATTAAAGAAAAAGTTAAACAAGCGGAATTAGCTTTGGAAAGAATTGACGGCAAAAAAGCAAATAGCACAATAGACGCAAGTACAAAAATAGCTGAAACTAAACTAAAAAATTATGAAAAAGCCTTACAATTTTTAGATAATAAATCAGTTAAAACAGCTATCAATTTACAAGATAGACTTTTTGTATCTAAATTCAATAAAACAAAAACTGAAATCAACAAATTAGACGGCAAAACAGTCAATACAGAATTAGAAGTTAAAGACAGTGTTGCTACTAACAAGATTAGACGATTCAAAGCGTTGCTACGAAGCATACCGAACAAAAGGAAAGTTCGAGTCGATGTGGTGAAAAAAGGTTCAAAAAACCCTTTTTCTAAAATGCTAGATTACCTTAACAAACAAAGTGACGAATTCGTAGCTCATATGGATCGTATCGCTAAATCAATCCGTACTTTTGGAACTATCGGCGCTAATATGATTCAAGGCACGTTGTTGTCATCGTTTAGTGCATTGATTCCAATAATTGCAAGCTTAGTACCAGCAATCATGGCAGTAGGTAACGCTCTAGCTGTGGTCGGTGGCGGTGCTATCGGTTTAGCGGGTTCTTTTGCTATTGCAGGGGCTGGCGTAGTTGGATTTGGTGCGATGGCTATATCTGCAATTAAAATGCTTGAAGATGGTACGTTGCAAGCAAGTCAAGCGACAAGTGCGTACAAGAAGAGTTTAGAAGGCGTAACAAGTGAGTGGCAAAACATAATTAGATTGAATGCCGATTCTATTTTTGGTGCGCTATCATCTGCTTTAAACGGTGTTCAAGCCACATTAAAAAATCTTAATCCATTCTTAAAGGGTGTATCCGAAGCGGTTAATTCTAGCGCACAAAGTTTTGAAAAATGGGTAACATCATCTAGCACAGCTAAAAAAGCTTTTGAAACGATGAACACTTCAGGTGTTAAAGTCTTTTCGAGCTTATTAAGTGCAGCAGGTCGATTTGGTGATGGTCTTGTTAACATATTAACTCAATTTGCGCCATTATTTGAGTTTGTGGCAAATGGTTTGAACAATATGGGCGCATCTTTCCAAGAGTGGGCAAATAAAGTTTCGACACAACAAGGCATTCAAAAATTTATTGATTACGTAAAGGTGAATTTACCTATTATCGGTAAAATTTTTGGTGATACATTCTTGGGTGTCTTTAATTTATTTAAAGCTTTCGGTTCAAATTCTCAAACAATTTTCGAATCGTTAGCACAAATGGCTAGTAAGTTTCGTGCTTGGTCTGAGCAAGTCGCTAAGTCAGATGGATTTAAAAAGTTTATCGACTATGTTCAACAAAATGGCCCGACCATTATGAGTTTGATTGGTAATATCATAATGGTATTAGTCAATTTTGGTATAGCTATGGCACCTATTGCGAGCGTTGTACTGAATGTTGTCAATGCGATTGCAGGTTTTGTCGCAAAGCTATTTGAGACTCACCCTATAGTTGCTCAAATCATAGGTTTAGCAATTACTTTTGGTGGCGTCTTAATGACTTGGTATCCTGTTTTATCGGGTATTGTTAAGTTTTTAGGTCCTTTAATATCAAAACTAGGATTCTTAAGAGGTGTATTACCATTGTTAGGTAAAGCGTTTTCTTTATTAAGCGGTCCTATAGGTTTAGTAGCAAGGTTATTACCACTACTTGGTGCTGTAATCGGGTTTTTAACTTCTCCAATCGGCTTAGTTATCGGCGCAATTATCGCATTAATTGCGATTTTCGTTATTTTGTGGAACAAAAACGAGGCCTTTAGAAATTTCATCATCAATTTATGGAATTCAATTAAAGATTTCTTTATAAATCTGTGGACAACTTTAACAACGATAGCATCTGTTTTGTGGCAATTATTACTAACAACAATCGTAAATATTGTTATAAGTATAAAAACATGGTTAACGACAACATGGCAAAATATACTAACGTTTTTATCAACTTTATGGAATACGTTAATCGTGATTGCAACAACAATTTGGAATTTGCTTGTGACTGTTATTGTAACTGTTATCACTACGATACTAACCGTTCAACAAACGATATGGAATGTGATTTTAAGCTTTTTACAAACGATATGGAACACAGTTATTTCGGTAGCAACAACTGTATGGAATACATTAGTAAGTGTGATTACAACAGTTTTAAATGCTATAAATTCGTTTGTAACTACAATTTGGAATGCTATATACAGTTTCTTTACCTCAATTTTAAGTAGAATCTCATCTACTGTAAGTCAAAAATTTAGTGAAGTTTATAGATGGATTTCATCAAAAATTCAACAAGCGTATAGTATTTTAAGTTCTGTTCTGTCAAATATGTNGTCGGCTGTATCAAGCAAATTCAGTCAAATTGTGTCTACTGTAATTTCAAAAATGGTAGAATTTTACAATGCCATTAAACAAAAAGTACAGGATGCGCTTGATGCAGTAATCAATTTTGGCAGTCAATTTATTGAAGCTGGACGCGATTTAATCATGGGATTAGTCAACGGGGTAAAAAATGCAGCAGGTGCCTTGATTGACGCGATAACTGGTGTAGTAGGTAGTGCAATTAAAAAAGCAAAAGCTTTATTACACATAAAATCACCTTCTCGTGTATTTAAGCAAATAGGTGTGTACACAATGCAAGGTTTAGGTATTGGTGTTGAGCAAGAGGGACAAAATGCGGTTGGTAGCGTTGTCGACGTTGCTAGACAATTAACAAAAGCGTTTAATCCAGTTTTAAGCTTGCCTAGTATATCTGACACTACAAGTGGTTTGAATGGATTATCCGGATTAAGTGCAAACCTCACAACACAAATCCAACATACACATTCGTTTGAAACTAGTCCGAGAATGAAAACGGTAAGGATTGAAATGAAATTAGACAATGACGCTATTTATGGCATTGTTAACGACAAACAAGCAGAAAAATATTCTATCTTTGAAATGTAGGAGGTATCATAAATGGACATTAAAATCACTAAACTAGATGGTACTTCCTACCATTTAGAAGATTACAATATGATAGTTAAAGATGTAATTGTCGAAGGTATAGAAATGAAAGATGACTATCAGGAATACGAGGGAATGCACGGCAGGCATCTTGTAAGTAGTTTGTATCATTCACGTAAAATACATGTACCCGTGTTCTTTGTGGCTGATGACAATCTAGATTACGCGATACAACGCAATTTGTTATACGAGTTAGTGCAAGATGAAAAGCCGTTTTATATCCAAGAGTTGCGTAGACACGACAAAGTAAACTATAAATTTAAAAACACTTTAGCAACTGATTACCAACAAGTAGATGATCATGGTAGACCTATTTTTGATGATGATAATCTGCAAGTGAACGCTAAAAGGTATCTCGTTAAACTGTCTAACGTGTTGTCACCAGAGCAAAAAAACAACATCGGTAATGTATCACTAGAATTTGTTACGACACATTTGCCGTTTGCTGAATCAGTTGAAACAAGTTTAGATTTGCACAAGCAACTAATCAACGGCTTTTGGGCGTCTGATGATGACATCGATTTTGATGATACTGCAAAACAAAAGTATATTTTTGATAACGTAAAAAGCGGTTCAGTTTATTATCACGGTACCGTTCCTAACAAACAATTCAACATGTACAAGAAAATCAGAATCACTATAGGTAAAGCGACAAATGATTTTCAATGGTCTCTTTCAGGAAGTGACTTAATGCGTGTGAATGGTATCGATTTCAAGCCTGGTGATGTTTTAGAATACAATGGTTTGAAGATTGTTAAAAATGGTAGATCTGTTGTGAATGAATCAAATTTATCATTACCTGTATTTTTGCCAGGATTTAATGAGTTTAGATTTAATCAAAATGTAAAAAAAGTAGAATTCGATATGCGGTTTTATAGTAAGTAGGTAGATAAAGAGATGATTAAATTACGTAATATTTTAGGTGAAGCATATTTTTTGCAGGTGCCGACAGAACTTACAGAGCGCCTAAGTGGTGAAAGTCAGTTAACATTTAGCTTTTCAGAAAACGAAAGTAACAGAGAAATTGTAAATACGATTTCTAAAAAAATGGCAAGTCACTAATGTTAGTGGTCAAAATGATGACAAAATTTATACAGTTGTTTTAGTTTCTAAAGAATCAAACTCATTAACAACAAGGGTAACTGTACATTGTAAAGAAAAACAAATTGATGATTTAAAAGCAAAACGCATATACGAAAATTTGACTGGTAGTTTTACCGGAGAGCATTTCTTTTCTACTGTTTTTAAAGGAACGGGATACAAGTATAAGTTAGATTCCAAAGTTAATGCGCTTAAATTTGAAAATGCGGGCGATGGTGACACTGTACTTGAGACCTTTCAAAAAGGTCTAGAACGCTATAATCTTGAATTTAAATATGTTCCAAAGACAAAAACATTCATCTTAACTAAAAAGGTTTTTCAAAAAGCAAACTATTTTATCGAAAATGGTACAAATGCTTTGAATTTTAAGTTAGAAGAAGATTCTTCTGAGTTTTATACTTACATTCGTGGTTACGGCAACTTTGATGATAATGAGAAATTTCAAGAAGCATCATTGCAACTTATCTACAAACATCCACTAGCTGATGATATAGGTATTTATGAAGCGCCCGCAATTATTGACGGAAGAATTAAAGATAAAGAGTTTTTACGTAACAAGATGATTAACACCGTTGATAATTCATTAAAAACATCTTTGACATTAGACTTTATCACATTACAAGAAGAGTATGCCGAAGCGGTTCCTATTGTTGGTGACCTCGTACCTGTTAAAGATGATATTATCGATGTTTTTGACTTTGTTAGGATTGTGGAAGTACAAACTAAAAGAGATATTAACAATAAGATATTTGAACAAAATGCAACACTCGGAGATTATAAAAAGCGTGATAGATATAATTCGAAAGTGAGTAATAGTGTTAGCCTTGCAAATAGCATCAGTGGTAGTTCTACAGACATAAGAGAGGCTAAAGATAAAATGAAAGGATTTGTGTCAGCAGCTAACAATGTTTTAGATATGGGGAATGCTTTAAGGGCTGACTCGAAAGGTATAAAGTCGGTAAATAAGTTGCTGAACACTGTTTTTACACCTGACAAAGGCATAGTCATTAGTAATGATGGCGGAAAGACCTTTGTCACTGCACTTGATGGTGACGGCATAAATCCTGATATTGTACCGGTTGCTACGACAACAAAAAACGGTTTAATGTCGAAAGATGACAAAATAAAATTAGATAATTTGAATGGTGTAGGCTCAAGTCGACTTGGGTCTATTTTTTATAAGGAAGTGAAGTAATTAATGGCTGAGATTACTAAGGCTAGAACATTAACTTATGATGGTGAAGAAGTTTATGCTAGATCGCACATTGATGTTGTTGACGGTTTAGATAAATCAAAGTTATTAACTGACGAGCAAAAACAAAAACTAGAAAGCTTTAATGCGGATGCAATTGATGTTGCAACGTCATCGAAGAATGGTTTGATGTCCGCACAAGACAAAACAAAATTAGATGCTTTGAAACAATTTGACCCTTCAACGTTGACGAATGCGACAACCCAAAAGGCAGGTTTAATGTCTGCAGAAGATAAGCAACGCTTAGATGAATTGAAAACAAATTCAAACGCATATAATAAAGAAATGACAGAAAGCGTTGCTTCAAATGTACTAATTCAAGGAAATATTAATAAATGGCCAAATAACACTCAAACGGTAGATTTGAGTAAGAAAGTTAGCGAGTGTAGAAACGGAATCATTTTAGTTTGGCGTTCTGATACGGAGGATGATAATTATCATTACCAATATGTTCCTAAGTATCATGCGTTAACACACAGCGCAGCAAAAATTGTACATCTAATCCCTATAAACTCAAAGAATGGATTTTGTATAAAAACAATTTTTGTAAAAGATAATTTGATTACCGGTACAGCTGATAATCACAACGGAGCAATGAATGCTAATAAAGTTAGATTGCATGAAATTTTAGAATATTAGGAGGTTTGAAAATGAAATTAAAGTTATCTAATGTATTTCGTGATTTTAAAAAAGATGTCGAAAGCAACTTTAAAGAGATTGATAAAATATTAACTGATTTACTCGACATCAAAAACAAAACAAGTAATAAGTATTTAGATAGTTTGATTAATACGCTTTTTGCCAAACGTTATGATCAATTACAAAAAGAAATCAGAGCAATTGTGTTACCTGAAATGTCCCCTCTCGCAATTACAGAGGACTATGAAAAGAGTCTAAGTGATTTAAAAGGCGAACGCCACACATCACTTAAGTCACGACTAGATGCTGATTTAAAGCAAATTAAAAGTGAATCTCTAAAAACATCTAATGATGATAGGTTTGTTGTGACTGAAAACGGCACAATTTTTGCTGATTTTGTTAAAAAGTCAAAGACAATCAAAAGTATTAAAAAAATAGGTATTATCGGTGATTCTGTAGCAAAAGGTAGTAGAGCTAGTAAAAATTTCGGTAAATATCTGTCTGAAAAGTTAGGTGCTACTGTACAGAATGAAGCGGTGAGTGGCGCGACAATGTCTACTGTAAAAACAAATTCTATTTATGAGCAAGCCTCAAAAATCAGAAATATGGATTTAGTTATTATTCAAGGTACTGATGACGACTGGTTATACAATGGTTCGTCTGGAGTTACTATTGGAACTAATAAAACGAACGAAAAGACATTTTATGGTGCGTTTTACAAAACAGTGGAATTGATTAAATCTAACAATCCTAAAGCTAAAATTCTTGTAATGACTGCAACACGTCAATTACCTGTTAACGGTACAACAATTAGACGAAAAGATACAGATAAGAATGGCTTAGGACTTGACTTAGAGGCATATGTAAAAGCGCAAGTACTTGCGTGCTCAGAACTAAATGTACCTGTTTTTGATGCGTATCACACAGACTTGTTAGATCCTTACAATCCGGCATTTCGTGTTAAAAACATGGTCGATGGATTGCACCCGAACGAATTAGGTCATGAGGTTATTATGCATGAATTATTAAAAAATTATTATTACTTTTACGGATAAGAAAGAAGGTTAGATTATGGCAAATCAAGATTTATTTTATGACATTACTAAACAAGGTACATCACAAGAAAAGCAACAATATTTAGTCACTCGCGTTGGTGATGGTGGGCTTAAAACAGTAACGGTGACAGTGTGGTCAAATGGCACACCTTATAATCTACATGGACTTACACCTGTATTTGAGGGCATTAAGCCAGATGGTGAAAAAATCATCGACACGCGCGGTGCTATAGTATTAGATCCTGTGAATGGTGTATTTAGATACACATTCCCGCATCAAGCTAGTACGGCAGAAGGGGAATATAGACAAGCTTTTTTCAAACTAAAACGAGGTGAGCAAACAGATTCAACGCTAGAAGTTAAAATTACAGTATTAAAAAATATGGTTGAATTTGGTATTAACTCAGAATCTTACTATACTGAATATCAACAAAAAATTGCGGAGTTAGAAATTAAAATCAATAACTATTTAGAAGAATTAAAAACTAAAGCGGCTGGAACAGAAGCGCAAGTAGAGGCTAATGCCACTTTAGCAAAAGCACTAAAACAACAACTGGATCTTATTCAATCTATTGCAAATGAGCGAGAATTGTTGACCAAAGGTGAATTCAATGCTGCTTTAAGTACAATTAATAATAATATTGACTCAATCAGTAAGGAAATAGAAGATTATAAACGTGATGTAACTCAAGAGTTGGAAAAAATAAAAGATGAGATGACAGGGGTAAAACCAGGTGTTCTTGATGATGTAGCAAATATTACAAAATCAGGTATCTATTACTTTGACAGCACGACTAAAAACTTACCTACACGTAATTCTAATAATGAAAATGGTTATATTGAAGCAGTTATGAAAGATGTGAACAATGGTATGTTAAGCATGCTTGGTACAGGTTATGCTATAGAAAAATATAATGGAAAACTACATGGTAGATGGGTCACTTCTGTTCCTGTAAAGTTATGGTCAGGTAAGATTGTTAAAGGTCAAACAGCAACGCTAAGTGGTAACTGTCATAACTTTAGCAAATTATTAATCGAAGTAGGATATACTACTAACAGAAACGCGGTTGAGTGGGTCAATATTCCAAATAACGGAAGTACTATTTATATGAATAATATAGGTATGCAAACTTCGGGTGGCGCCTTAAAGAACGGACATTTAGATGAAGTGGTGATTTTAATAAAAGACGATACGCATATTACTTTAGAGAAAACGCTAACAGCAACAGGAACAGAAAACGCGAAAGATTCAGACTCTTATATCACTGCTATTTATGGCGTTTACTAATTTTGAACAGGCGGTGTTTGTTTGGATGAGATAAAGAAAATTAAACAAGAAATTGCTGATTTAACTGAACGTGTTGATAGTATAGAGCAGACAGCAAACGAAGCGGCCTCACATGTTGTTAGTCTGCGAAATGAATACAGGAATGGTCATCAAGAATTACAAGAATCACACAAGGAACTCAAAGACAAACAAGAAAAAGTTGTTAATGAAAACTTTGAACAAACTAAAATTTTGAATCGTATTGAAGAGCGCTATCAAACGCAAGTCGAAGTTGCTCAAAACAACGAGGGTAAGACGCTAGCTTTGAATAAGTGGCTCGTTGGTGCTATTTGGGCGTTGGTAACAATCGTTATGATTGTTGTTATTACAGCGTCTATCAATGCGTTAATTCCTTAAGGAGGTGTTTATATGAGTTGGGCTAATTGGTTAGCATGTTACTTATATGGACGCAAATGTAAATAATTTTTGTGAGTCGGCACTTTACGTGTCGACTTATTTTTTTCGAAAGTGAAGTGATGTCATGGCACTGCCTAAAACGGGTAAACCAACGGCAAAACAGGTGGTTGACTGGGCAATCAATTTAATCGGCAGTGGTGTCGATGTTGATGGTTATTATGGTCGGCAATGTTGGGATTTACCTAACTATATTTTTAATAGATACTGGAACTTTAAGACACCAGGCAACGCAAGAGATATGGCATGGTATAGATATCCTGAAGGGTTTAAAGTGTTTAGAAACACTTCTGATTTTGTCCCTAAACCAGGTGATATAGCAGTGTGGACAGGTGGTAATTACAATTGGAACACTTGGGGACACACTGGTATTGTTGTAGGTCCATCAACTAAAAGTTACTTTTATAGTGTAGATCAGAATTGGAATAACTCTAACTCTTACGTTGGTAGTCCTGCAGCAAAGATAAAACATAGTTATTTTGGTGTAACTCATTTTGTTAGACCCGCATACAAAGCAGAACCGAAACCTACACCACCAGCACAAAACAATCCTGCACCTAAAGACCCTGAACCATCAAAAAAACCGGAATCAAACAAACCTATTTATAAAGTAGTAACAAAAATTTTGTTTACTACTGCACGTATAGAGCACGTAAAAGCAAATCGCTTTGTACACTACATCACCAAATCAGATAACCACAATAATGAACCTAATAAAATTGTTATCAAAAACACAAATACAGCATTATCTACAATAGATGTTTATAGGTATAGAGATGAATTAGATAAAGATGAAATCCCTCACTTTTTCGTCGATAGATTAAATGTATGGGCGTGCAGACCTATAGAAGATTCTATTAACGGTTATCACGATTCTGTAGTGTTATCTATCACAGAAACAAGAACAGCATTAAGTGATAATTTTAAAATGAATGAAATCGAATGTTTGTCATTAGCTGAATCAATATTAAAAGCTAATAATAAGAAGATGAGTGCCAGCAATATTATCGTTGACAATAAGGCTTGGAGAACGTTCAAATTGCACACTGGTAAAGATTCTTTGAAATCCAGTAGTTTTACCTCAAAAGACTATCAAAAGGCCGTTAACGAGCTAATTAAGCTATTTAACGACAAAGATAAATTGTTGAACAATAAACCAAAAGACGTCGTTGAAAAAATAAGGATTAGAACAATAGTTAAAGAAAATACAAAATTTGTGCCTAGCGAGTTAAAACCTAGAAACAATATTAGGGATAAGCAAGACAGTAAAATTGATAGGGTTATTAATAATTACACTTTAAAACAAGCTTTGAATATTCAATACAAGCTTAATCCGAAGCCCAAACATCTAATGGTGTAAGTTGGTATAATGCTAGTGTGAATCAAATCAAATCTGCTATGGACACTACTAAAATATTTAATAATAACGTACAGGTTTATCAATTCTTGAAACTGAATCAATACCAAGGAATTCCAGTTGATAAATTAAATAAGTTGCTTGTAGGCAAAGGGACATTGGCTAATCAAGGACATGCATTTGCAGATGGATGTAAAAAGTATAATATCAACGAAATCTATCTGATTGCACATGCATTTTTAGAAAGTGCTAATGGTACATCATTCTTTGCGAGTGGCAAAACAGGAGTATATAACTACTTTGGAATAGGTGCTTTCGATAATAATCCGAACAATGCAATGGCGTTTGCGCGGAGTCACGGATGGACATCACCAACCAAAGCAATTATTGGTGGCGCTGAGTTTGTTGGAAAAGGTTATTTCAATGTAGGTCAAAACACTTTGTATCGTATGAGGTGGAACCCGCAAAAACCAGGCACACATCAATATGCTACTGATATTAGTTGGGCTAAAGTACAAGCGCAGATGATAAGTGCGATGTATAAAGAAATCGGATTAACAGGTGATTATTTTATATACGATCAATACAAAAAATAATAGAACAAAATATTTTAATGGGGTTATTACTACTCTTGAAAGAATTTTAGTTTATATTTTTGGTTTTTTGTTTAGAACATATAAATAACGACTATAGGTCAGTGCTTCGACACTGGCTTTTTATTTTGATTGAAATGAGGTACGTACATGGTATTACCCAGCTCAAAAGACAGGAAGCATACTGAAAGTGAAGTTAGGAAGTGTTGTCAATACTAAGTAAGTTAGATATCTGAAATGTATAATAGAGTGAAAATGAAATCTTTTTATTATATTATAGACAAATATAAAAAGTGTATAGTAATATATGTGTGTATAAGTAAATGATAATCATTTCATAATTATTGTATATAACTAAATAACTACTTAACAAAAATAATTATCATCCAAATATTTCAGATAATAACAAGTTTTTATCTGTAATTATGCTTTAGAGGTGAGCAAAATGAAAAAAACAGCATTTATACTACTTTTATTCATTGCCCTAACGTTGACAACAAGTCCACTTGTAAATGGTAGCGAGAAAAGCGAAGAAATAAATGAAAAAGATTTGCGAAAAAAGTCTGAATTGCAGGGAACAGCTTTAGGCAATCTTAAACAAATCTATTATTACAATGAAAAAGCTAAAACTGAAAATAAAGAGAGTCACGATCAATTTTTACAGCATACTATATTGTTTAAAGGCTTTTTTACAAATCATTCATGGTATAACGATTTATTAGTAGATTTTGATTCAAAGGATATTGTTGATAAATATAAAGGGAAAAAAGTAGACTTATATGGTGCTTATTATGGTTATCAATGTGCGGGTGGTACACCAAACAAAACAGCTTGCATGTATGGTGGTGTAACGTTACATGATAATAATCAATTGGAGGAAGAAAAGAAAGTACCGATTAACTTATGGATAGATGGTAAACAAAATACAGTACCTTTGGGAACGGTTAAAACTAATAAAAAAGAAGTAACTGTTCAGGAGCTAGACCTTCAGTCAAGACATTATTTACAGGAAAAATATAATTTATATAACTCTGATGTTTTTGATGGGAAGGTTCAGAGGGGATTAATCGTGTTTCATACTTCTACAGAACCTTCGGTTAATTACGATTTATTTGGTGCTCAAGGACAGCATTCAAATACACTATTAAGAATATATAGAGATAATAAAACGATTAACTCTGAAAACATGCATATTGATATATATTTATATACAAGTTAAACATGGTAGTTTTGAACACGTAATGTTNAGATTATTATGAACCGAGAATAATCTGAAAGTTTACAAGCAGTAAAAAAAGTATATGTGCTATAATATGCTTTGAGCAAGTTGGATAGATGGTGGTTAATCTCTTAATAAAGGGGTGATGCCTATGGTTATAGCTGTTACTCCTAGAAAGGAATAGCATGTCTGATTTTGAAATGCTAATGGTTGTATTAACGATCATCGGTTTAGTATTAATCAGTAATCAAGACCATAAAAAATAACCTTCTCCAACTTTGACGAGTAATAGAAGGTTATTTTTATAATTTTTCTATGAAAAGCCACCGTCTTTTTAACGGGCTCATTAGGGTAACATGTTTGCGCATGTTGCCCTTTTTCTATATATAAATTAACACACCATAATATAAATATCAAATAGACGGCTTATTAGTCGTCTTTTTATTTTGGATAAAAGGAGATAAGAATATGATTAATTGGAAAATTAGAATGAAACAAAAATCATTTTGGGTAGCGATATTGTCAGCTATCTTTTTATTTGCTCAAAACATCGCAAAAGCTATTGGGTATGATATTCAAGTTTATACTGAGCAATTAACAGACGGTTTAAACGCTATATTAGGATTTTTAGTATTAACTGGTGTGATTCAAGACCCGACTACTAAAGGTATAGGTGATAGCCACCAAGCTTTAGAATATGAAGAACCAAGAAGAAAATACTAG